AAAAGTTTTAGGTTTAACACCTGGTCTCGCATCTTTTAAAAACTCATCTAAAGCCTTAACAGTTGCTTTTTTAGCTGCAGTATTAGCACCTTCAATTCCAGTTTCTGTAGCAGTTTCTAAATCTGCATCGTCAACTGAGTCTGTATAATCAATATCACTATCTGGTGCAGAGGTATCAATGTTTTGTTTGTCAACTTGTTCTTGTACTTTTTTTACTGTTTCTGTATCTGCGAAATCACCTGCACCAAAAGCACTAGGATCACCAACATTTTTACCTAAAGTTTCTTGTATTGCTTTAGCTGCCGATGCACCTAGTGCGTCTTGACCCGCTTGTGTGAATATATCCATTCCGGGTACATCTGCCATGCTTTTTGCACCAACATTACCTTTTAATCGTGCTTGCTCTTGACCCTCTGGCAGAAATAACTCTGATCCAGTTGGATCTTTTGTCATATCTCTTTCTTTTAATCTTTGTTGAAAGCCTGCTTCTGATTCTTGATTAAGATAATCACCTATAATGTTACCAGTTGGGTCTGTGAAAGCAGATATTATACCTGCACCACCTCTAATTTGATCCAAAGCACCTAGACCAACATTGCCTAAGTTTCTAAATAGTGATGTAATTTTTCCTTCACCAGCAGATGGTTGAATTTGACCTATTGGCGGAATGAATTTGTCTTTTAAAGGCCCTTTTCCTTCCAACCCTAAACTATATTGTTGCATGATTTCAGAAAAAGTTTTTGGACGACCTAAAGCTTGTAATAAAGCATCTGTATCTCCAAGATTTAAGCCTCTTCTAAGTTGTTTTGGTGCCATATTTGACCTCTATTTATTCGCAGTTGTACCAGCAGGTGCAATCTGTGCTAATGTTGTATAGGCTCCTATTCCTTGTAAAAATGGATTAGCGGCAGGTTGTGTAGCTTGTGTAAATGTTGACGGAATACTAGCACTAGGCATACCTTGCAGTAAATTTTGTCCTAATTGTAATCTTGTAAAAGGCTCTTGTGCTTGTTGTAATAAATTTGCTCTATTAGCATCTAGCTCTGCTTGTTGTTGTCTTTGTCTTAACGCACCCAATTGTGTTAATTGTGATATATCTGCTTGACCTAAAGCTTGTTGTAAACGCCCAACATCACTTGTTTGACCAGCTAAAGTTCCAAAAGCTTGTCCAAGACCACCAGACAATCTTCCTGCTTCTTGTGATGCTTTTAACGCTTGTCCAAAGCCACTTGATAACAGTTTAGACAACGTATCTGCTTTAACTTGTTGTAGTCCTCTGTCTGCCTCTGCTTGTCTTACAGCCTCTCTTGACCCACCAAACGCTCCAGATTGTATTGCTTGTGCTCTAGCACCTGCTCTCTGCATATCTGCTTGTCTGTCAAGTTCTCGCATCGCAACATCAATAACTTGATCTTGAAAAGGATTTTGAAATTTTTGTATAGAGTCTGGTTGTAGAAATCCCAAACCACTTGTTATTGCTTGTTGTGCGGCTAAAGACTGATCTCTTGCACCCTCAATAAATGGTCTTGAAGTGCCAACCATTTGTTCGCCTAACTCCGCTGCCCTTGTTGTTAAGGGGTCTGCACCAGCAATCTGTATGCCCGGCAAACCTAACGGAGTATCTAAAAGACCCGGTGTTGTTTGATCTGCACCATCAAACTCACCAAAGGCAGTTTGTAATAATCTTTTTTGCAGACCCTCTAAAAAAGGCGGTAATCTTTGTATATTTTCATATGTTACTGATCCGTTTGCCATTACGCCCTCGCTTCTAATTTATCCATCATGTCATAGGCTCTTTGTATTCCCTTTCTTTGGTTTCCATCACCTAAACCTTTTACTGCATCTTTTGTTAGAACGAACTCACCAGCCATTAACATTGCCGGAACATCATCTTTTGTGCCAGAGCCTTCTGATGGGTCTATACCACCATTACGTCTTGGAAAACTCATAGGATCACTTAGTCCACCATCTGCTGCAAATCTAATCCCACCTAATTTACCTCCGGGCCCACCAAATCCAAATGGTCTTTGCTCAAACTCACGAGGTCTTTCTTCATCATCATCTCCAGCTAATAATTGTGCTATTAGTCCGGCAGTTAATCCCTCTCCAACTCTTGTATTTAACAATCTTGCCAATAAATTATCATCGCCTATGCCACCGGCTTTTAACAATTCACCAGCAAAGGTTCTAGGTGCACTACCTTTTACATTTTCTAATGCTTTTTCAATAGGTGGTTTGCCACTCATTGGTGATGATCCACCACCTACAGTCTGCTCACTTCTTGTCATAGCAAAAGGAAGCTTATCATCACTCGGAGTTGCTCTAAATTTTGCAACATCTGAAGCAACATTTTCGGGTCCAGTAAAACTATCAAATGCCGATCCAACTGCACCAGATATTAAGGCATCTCTCAAAGCATCTTTGGATTTACGACCAGAAGCTTTAGATCCTAAAAATCCAAGACCAGCCCTTACTAAAAATGGATTGTTGGCAAGAGCAGTTTTTGCTGCAGGCCCAAACAAAGCACCTAATCCTTGCCCTATAGCAGGTCCTGCAACGGCAGTTAAAGCTATTGGTGCTATTTGTTTTAAAAATCTACCTATACTCATGAAGTTATCTTACCTTAATTTAATAAATACGTCTATATACCTTTTAAATTCTTGACAATGCACTTGTTGTTACCCTTGTTTTAGATAATTCTTGAATACTAGCTACAACGTGCAACCTATTTGCCGTTGCCGCTTGCACCTTTAATATCTCACCACTTTGCAATATTAGATCTCTTGTAAGCAATTCTACAGTAGTGTTCGCTCCTACTGCTTTAACTTTAAATAGTACAAATGTATCACTGCCACTTACGAGTGTAACTGTTATTGTGTCAGCGTTTCCACTATCTTCAGCAACCAGTATAGAACTGACTACTGCTGCATTAAAATCGGCATCACTAGGAACTGTAAACAAAGTTGTAAGATTTGTTGTGGTTAAATCTACCTTTGCGTTTGTAATACCTTGAATATATTGTGGAATACTGGTTATAAGCATTAGCGTCTACCATCCTCCCTAACATCAACTCTTGGTGTACCTAATTTATATTTTGTTCCTAGTGATGTGGAATCTATCCTTAAAGCAAAAGACCTTCCTCGTAAACGATAATCTAACTTTTGTGTAAATTGCTCCACTGGTGTAGTTGCAGATCTCTGTGTTGTGTTTTCTGTAGTTTGATTAAAGTTAGCACCAGGATTGTTTCTTGATTTCATAGTAAATGATACATCAGGGTTAACGCTTGTAGATCCATTAAATGTAATATCCGGTATAACTTGCTTTAATGACACAAACTTATCGCCATCTCCAATATCAATAGCCGATGATTCAATAAAAGATGTCATGGCAGATCCATCATCATCAAATCCTACTTCATGGTTATAAAGATACTGATTGCCAGTTGCTTGTGGTAGATTCCTAATACCTCTATCTAACCACGCCTGTCTTACCAAAGTGCCATAATACCAAAGTTTTTCAATATAGTTATATGCAACATACTTATCAATCTCTGTTCCAGCAGAGGATGGATAGAACCACAATATCTCACCGAATTCAGAGTTTAAACCTACATGAACCTTATCACGCTCTTCAAAGTTAAAATCTAAAAATACTTTATCTTTTACAGTGCATGGTAATTGTATTGTTTGACCAGCACCATAAACATAAAAAGTATCCACACCCATCCAATATACTGCATCTTCAACTGCTATTGCAGAAAAAGGACTCATAATAGTTATATTTTTTGATAATTCTTGCAGACCAAACGTAAATGGTGGACCTATAAACTTCATAGCGTGTAGTGTTTTGTTAGTGAAGACTA